CCAACCACAGACTCAATTGCTGCGTCTTTGATGTCATCTATGATAGCATCTTTGTTTAGATAAACATAAGATCCTACTCCAATAATACCAGCGAGTGATACTCCTGATATGACACTGATTGCGTTAGCAATATCGTTAAATTTAATTTTCATGATTATAGTTTGTAAGGTTTATCATCAGTAGTGATCTTCAATGGTGCTTGTTCAACTCTAATAGTTTGAACAGGTCCACCAGTTCCAGCTTTCGCTATGATCGCTTCAATATCTTTTGCAGTAACAGGAGGAGGACCACCATTAGATCCATTACCATTACCATTCATCTTCATAGTACCGTCACCCTTTTTAGAAGCTGTCTGAATTCCAAAGCTAGCTAAAACTCCTGTAAAAACTGAAGCTATAAATGTCGGGTCTATTTTTTGTTGAGGAACGCCAGGTATGGCGACATAGTTTAAAGTTAAGATCCCTCCAGACCAGGCCAGCACAGTAATTCTGACAAATGTACTGATGATTGCTGCTTGCTCTTCGGGGTCGGGAAGAAGTGCATCTTTTGCCTTAGCAAATATACCTTTCTTCTTCTCTTCTTTATCAACTACCTCTTCTTTTATTTCGTCTGTCATTATAACATATCAAGGCCATTCTATTTAGCTAGGTAACATTAAATTAATAGCTCCGTACATAGGAGTATGATATTCACAGTTGTAATAATATGTTCCTGGTTCTACTCCATCTGTATCCCAAGTAACATTACCACCAGTCTGAGTACCATTACCTGATACACCACTAGGAACCAACCTACTAGTATTATTTGGTTGACCAGTAGAGTTTGTATCACTAATCCATAGCGGATGTCCTCCAGCATTCATGGCGAAGACGATTGTATCACCAACGTAAATATTAATCTGTGGATTATTATTAGCACTATAATTATTAAATCTATCATCACCTGTTATAGTATAAGCACCACTTCCACTAGCAGTTGTAGTATAAGTAAATGTCTTCAGTGCTGGATAAACAATCTTACGATTATAAGTATTATTTCTAGGATACATCTGAGCATTCTGGAATGAATGTGCTGGTCTCCTATGCCCTTTTAAATTTCCTTTATACCAACCTGCTATGTAACCAGTCTCTGCTCTTGGATTATGTGATCTCAATTCCAAATGAGCATCAGTTAATCCATACAAACCATTCTGACTTCCATCATTTGTAGAGTCATCAAAGTTACCACTACCAAGATTGAATGACATATCATCCTTCAAACCTTTCTGTTGTATGAATGCAAGAATGTCACTGTTTGTAAATCTCTCTTTACCTGTCGCTAATAATGCTGCAACACCAGTTACTTGAGGAGTTGCCATACTAGTTCCACTGATTGGCCAGAACCAATTGTCACCACCATACTTAGTATCTAGTGATCCAACATTATAATAACTACTTGATTGAGGTATCGCAGCAGGGTTTGGCCAGACAGAAACTATGTCTGATCCAGGAGCCCAAACATCTATAAATGGTCCATAGTTTGAAAAATTAGATCTTTTAAAATCATCAGTACTTTCTATAGATCCAACAGTAATAATACCTTCACCATTATTAGGAGAAGATCCTCTATTACAATACCAAGTGTAGTTTCCAATAGCAGGTACATTCAAAGTAATAGTATCATTCCAATGAACTTGTGATGGATGTCCACTCTCATTCTTAGAAGCCCAACGATCATCATTTGCTGCTGCACCAATAACTACAACACCATCTGCTACTGCATCTTCAGCGTCTGCTCTTATAGATGTATTGTCAGAAGGATAACCAAAAGTCCAAGCTCCAATACCAAAGTCTGCTTCTACCCCTCCCATTGTCCAACCACTTGGACCTGGATTAGTAGAATTATATGTTACACCCTTAACAGTAACACCCACAACATCATTAATATTGATTGCTCTTTCAAAAAACTGATACCAATTGAATCCATAACCCCAACTGTGACTAGTAATAGTTGGATTTCTATATCCTGTATCTGGATTAACTGCTTTATATCTGTGGAATGCTCTAAGATAATCAAATAATAATAAAACTGGTGGTGGTGATCCATTAGCAGCATTTAAAGCTTGAAGACTATAAATGTTTGCTTCTCTAGCCCAACCATAAGTTGCACCACATGCAGTACCACAACAATGATTTCCATGAAAAGCACCTAAGATAGCATTGTCAAAGTAATTAGCATAAGGAGCATTAGGTACTTGCTGTCCATCATCATCAATACTAGAAATATATTGATTTAAATTACCATACCAATCGTACTCTACATATCTATTTCTAGCAGCATCAATAGTACTATACCATTCTCTACAATCTCTTGCTACTGGTTCATCACAAATAACTACATCAACGTGTCTTCCATCATGCCACGCTTCTAACTGATCAGTAACTTCTTCTAAATTATTACTTCCCCAAGCACCTTTCCTTCTCTGTCCAGCATCTCCATCTACATGTAGTAATCCCCACTGTGTATCAATAGCAGCATAAGCATTACCTGAATTACTCTTACGAAAATCCCACGTTCCACCATAAGGATTATTATTAGCAACGAAATTAGACCTCAATTCCATGTAAGGATTATCTTCTGGTCTACCCTCAACTGCCAATACCCTAGAATCAGAACTTACATCTGTTGCTTGTTGCTCAGTCAAATAATACTGAGTGTTCCTACTGATAGGACGTTTGAGGTGTAATTTATACCCCTCTGTCTTCATGTCAGCATAAAATCCCTCTAGATCATCATAGTTCTTGAGAGTTACTACGTAAATTTTGTCAGCCATATCAAGCCTCTAGTGGGACAAAGTGTAAGGTTACTGTAATTGCTACTGAACCTCCACTCTTATTAACTACTCTAAGATAAGCATTATTACCTGGAGTACCATCATCATTCCACCCTATAGTTCCTGGTGTAATAGGTTGAATAGCACCATCACTAGTAATTACTTCAGCAATTACACCTGCACCTGGTAATGGGTCAGTTGTTTCAGTTCTATTCTGATCACTGTTTCTGGAACTACTATCAGTATAAAGAGTTACCCATGCAGCATGAGATGTTTGAATCTTATGTAATGCGTAAGTCTTCGCTGCTGTTATTGTAAGGTTAGTAGATTGATTATTAGAAATAGTAGTAGTCTGAGCAGATGCAGTTGTTCTTGACTGCAATCCAGAAGCAGACCCAGTGTCATCAGTATCATTAACCCATGCACTACCATCCCACTTCAACACCTGTCCAGGTGTTGCATTAGTAATAGTTACATTACCAATATCATTAAGAACGCTTATGGTAGTAGCACTTGAAGAAAAAGTAATCTGATCACTAGCAGCATCAGTTGTTATTGTTATATTAGAACCAGGAACAAATGTAAGAGTATCAGAAGTACTATCTGCTACAACATTACTCTGTCCACTTACAGCAATAGTATTAAATGCGTTTGTTTGAGCAGAAGGTTGTTGATTTACCCATGCAGAACCGTTCCAAGATAATATATCATTTGGTGAAGCACTTGTTACTGTAACATCAGTAATCTGATTGATTGAAGCAACTGTTGCGGAAGCACTTATAACTCCAGCAGCAATTGTAACAGAAGTGCCATCAACTTTTACACCACCCAGTGTACCAGTAGAAGCAGTAGGTAAGGTGTAATAACTGGTATCACCTTGTGCTACCCATGTAGTACCATCCCAAGACCATGTAATACCGCTTGCGGTATGAGTAAATGATCCATCTGTAGGTTGATTTGTTGTTAGGGGATAATTTATTGCCATTTATTTTAACCTATTGCTACGGTTGCTGTCCATGCTGCACCAAGGTATAAAGCCCTGATAACAAATGTTTGTGTGGTGTTTGCCTCTGGTGTACCAGTAATTTTTAACTGGGTTGCATCAACGCCATCAATATTTAAGTTATTTATTGTGCGTGGTGCATTTCCTTGAGGTACAAAGATAGTTAAATCAAAGTAAGTTCTTTCATCTGCATTACATCCAATAACCTTAACTGGGAAGTCAGCAAGAACATTAGAACGAACAAAAGTATCTGATTGAACTAAGGAATACGTCTCAGAATCATCTGTTATATAAGGTGCTTGACGTTTACCATTCTGTCCAAATTCTATTTGGTCAGCCCAGTCTGTTGGATCAAAGTTAGGGTTGACATCACCATTAACTTCCTCTGGTGGGTAGAGATCTTCAACATTATATGTTCCACCAGGAGCACCAGTAATATCAGCCCAGTACCACAACCATTCTGATAACTTAATATCTGATGCTGATGATATAAATCCTGGCCTTCCAGGGAATGCTGCTTCTAATCTAGACTTAGCATCAGAATAACTACCACCAGCAGCAGTAATTACAGCTGGTACTTGACTCTTATCTCTATTATAGAATTTAACCTTACCTCTAACTACAGATGCTCTAGTCTCCTCACCCACCCACAATGAATTGTCTGATAAGAAGAGGTGTCTAATCTTAAACTCTGCATTACCTAAGTCATAGGTTGCATTAGCAGTAGGAATAATATGACCAGATAGATCAAACTGATTTCCATTAGCATCTAATTGTGCTGTTCCACCAGCATCTTTAACTTGTGGTGTAAAACTTGGTGACATTGGTGGATTAGCATCAACCCACTGAGTACCACTACCATCATCATAAAATACTTTTAGTCTACCTTCATTTGATTTCCACCAAAGGTCTCCATCATTAGGAGATCCTGGAGCAACGTCAGATGTAGTAACAGTAGCACCACCACCTGCTCCACCACCACCAGAAGAGTTAATTCTAAATCCTTCAGTTCCTATTTGATCAAAGGTAATACCAGAACCAGCAGTAAGTAAAATATCATCCTGAGCACCACCACTATCAACCATACGTATAACAACACCAGTAGAAGCTGCAACAGCTTGCTGTGAATAAGTAGTGTTACTATATGTTGTTAGATATCCTTGAGCAGCGTGATTACCCCAAGAGAAAGCACTATTCCATTCACCAACCTTACTGTCTGTGATAAGGTTAGCACCCATGTCAATGTCTTTACCATTAGCATCAAGGTTACCACCAAGTTGAGGTGTTGTATCTTCTACAACATTTTGAAGACCAGCAGAACCAGTACCTGTAACCCATCTAGTAGTCGCTTGATCCCATTTAATATACTCACCATCATTAGGACTAGGTATATTAACATCAGCAAGATCGTTTACAGCAGCTGGAATATTTGGTCTACCTGATAAGTCTGAATAAACTCCAGAAAAAATCACAGGTTTATTCAGAATAGCTGCAACACCTGTAGTTGCAGTCCAATCCGAATTAACCTGTGCGTTTGGTATATTAGGTAAGTTAGTTAAATCTGTATAACTACCTGTTGTTGCTACTGTAGATAAGGTTGGTTTGTTTAGTAATTGACCTAACCCTGACGTAGCATTCCAATCTGTTTGAACTTGTGCAGAAGGAATACTTGGAAAAGTAGCCCATTCAACACCAGTTCCAGTAGACCTAAGATAATCTCCTGTAGATCCAGAAGCACCTGCTGCTTGTACTGGTTTGCCAGTTGGTATGTTAATACCTTCTTTTACTTCTACTGGCCCATTATCATTGTAATTTGCGATTTGATTCGCTAAGAGTTTTGACATACCTCTAGTCCTAAAGACACTTGTTCTTGGCTAGAAGTATTTATAAATTAATCAGGACCATCTAAATTGTCTAGGTCTTTTCCATTCCTTTGATACTTAGTAGGTATCTCTATATTACCTTCAATGAGATCAGTGTTAATACTATAACCAATAGGATCACTATTGAGATAATCAGAATCTAATTTGAAATCATACTCTACTTTGTTCCTATAATAACTAGCAACATTATCAACACTCCTGATAGGGGTAGTAAGGATAAGTTCTTTTACTTTAGAGAGTGCTTCAAACAATGTTTCAAGTTGTTCATCTCTCTTGTTCTCTAGTGCTTCAATGATTGCCAATCGTAGGGCATCATCTGCTGCTTCAATGTGTTTACGGATACTCATAATTATATATCACAAGGGTTTTGGAATTTCTCAATATCAGTGGCAATATATTTTTCACCACTTGATTTTTTAATAAGGAAGTCTTCGCCATTTTGTATACGAAGCGTATATTTGTCTAGATCTCCTTGAAATTCTTCTTCAGTTAGTTCAATCATGTACAACAAATATTTTCTTTTTGCATATATTTGATGGACTCTTGAGTTCCACCAAGGTTTTCATTGTTTAACACTACTTGTGGGAAGGTAGCACCCTCTCCAAACTGTTGGTAGAAAGCTTCTTTGGTAAAGTGTTCGTCAAGTTTATACTCAACATAATTTAATTCAGAAATGCCTAATACTTCTAAGATTTGTTTGCAATGATTACATCCATCCTTAGAATAAACAGTGAAATTCTTCATGCCTCTGGTGTTAAATCACTATTTAGTTTAGCGATTGTCGCAGCATGATCTTTGTCAAATATATCTAAACCTTTATCAGTTAAGATATGTTTGTACATTCCTTCAAACACATTGGGTGGCATAGTAACTATGTCAGCACCGTATTCAAAGGCTCTACCTACATCTCTAACACCTCTGAGAGATGCTGCAAGAACTTTAGTCTCCACATCATGTCTCTGGAATACGTTAGCAATGTCTTTGACTAGACACAACCCACCGAATGAGTTGTCATCTACTCTACCTACAAATGGTGACACGTATGCAGCACCTGCTTTAGCAGCAAGTATTGCCTGTGACTGTGAGAATATCAAAGTAACATTAACTTTTATGTTATTCTCTGCAAGTTCTACACATGCCATCAATCCATCTGGTGTGCAAGGTACTTTAATAGTAGCACACTTACCAAACTTTTTGTGTAATCGTTTACCTTCAGAGATCATATTCTCTTTACTACCTATGACCTCCATGCTGATATCATTCAGACCGATATCCTTGAGCTCTTGGTAAACATCTTCGTGCTTCTTGCCACTCTTACGTATAAGAGATGGGTTAGTAGTTAACCCATCAACAAGTCCTGTCTTGAAACAAGACTTGATAACATCAGTGTCAGCACTGTCTATAAAAATCTTCATTCGTTTAAAGCTTCCATCTTTAAGAACTGTTCGTTCATATTATAGTATAGTTTATAGTTAGTTGTCGTTACGTAGTAACCCACTATGTCGTTTCCATCACATTGGTATCCATAACCCTTAAGAGGTTCGTCAACACCATCAATCCTGAAGGTCTTGCCACCCTTCTCTAGGTAACTATGGAATTTCTCATCAAGATTTATCATCTCTCTTCAAAAATCATTTTACGAACTCCTCTTCTTCGTCTTGCCTCTTGATATTCTAACTCCTGTGATGTAAAAAGCGATTCATTTTTAAATTTTGTATTATTCTGTAATATTATTACCTGATCCATGTCATTAGCAGACACAACATCATCATGCACAGATGTCATGTTACTACATCCACACGAAATTATCCTATGACCATCGCTTTGCAGATCTTTTCCACAAGCGTTACATCTTACTAACATTCTTCTTTAAAATAGTCCTTTCTATAGTAACGTCCTAAGATGTTACTGTTATAATACTTTGGAGTACCATCATCTAATGTCTCCTGTAATACATTATGTAAAAATAACTGCTTAGTCTCTTCGTAGTTTACTCTTCCTGCTGTGGCATGGGTGGAGAGTATTTCTCTGGTAAAGGAATCCGACCCCAAGCGTTTCCTGTCACCATTAAGTTCTTTAGAAGATCCGTAGTATGTCTTCCAGTTACTCTCACTCGTCCTCCTGCGTCCGCCACCTCTAGGCTTTCGTTTCTGTACGAAGTATTTTCTACCGATGTATTGCTGGCCAGTTTGTAAATTTGTAATCCTGTAGACAAAACCGAACTGCCCGTCAATGTCAGCAGAAGTAAAAGTTGAACCCTTATAGGTCCAGGGGTTCTCGTAATCTCCTTCTGGAGTTTGGTTATCTTTTTCCACATACCCATTATCTATTCCTCAATATTTATATCTCCTTCTGGGAGACCCATAGTTTTATATTCAAGCTGCTGTCTTAGAAAGAGAACCTCATCTCTGAGTTCCTCATTCTCTTTCT